TACGGTAAAGAGGATGACTACTCACGTCAGGTAAGAGCCGCTGGCCTCGATCCCGACAAGCTGGCCGAAAGCAGCAAGGACTTCATCAACCAGCTCAAGATTCTTGAGTCGAGTTTTGGCATGCTGGCCGCCACGATGGAAACGCACCTCCTCCCAGTGGTCATACAGCTAAATGATTTTATCCTGCGACTTGCTGGGTGGACGAGCGGAGGCGCTGACGATGTTGGCGAACGCCCCCCACTGATCGGCGGGACGAAAGAGCAGTGGGATAAGTTTAACCACCGCCACGACAACGAAGGTAGTGGCGACGGACAAATACCCGCGTTTTTGGGTGGCCCGATTGGCATCCGCAACAACAACCCCGGAAATCTTCGGAGCTGGGGCAACATGCCGAAGGCTGGCGGATTCGCCACCTTCCCCAACGCCGCCGCAGGACTCACCGCCATGGCCAAGCAGCTCAACCGCTACGGCAGCCGGGGCACGGACACCATTGCCGGTATCGTCAACCGCTGGGCACCGTCGCTCGACGGGAATAATGTGGCGGCATACATCAACGACATGATGAAGCAGACCGGCTTCGGCGCGGCGCAACACCTGAACATGAACGACCCCGGCACCTTGGGGAAGCTCATGAACGGCATCATCAGCCATGAGAATGGCCGCAACCCCTACAGCGCCCCCCTGATCTCGGCGGCGGCGCGTGCCGGCGCGCAAGCTACCCTGAACCAGAAAACCGAGATCAAGATCATGGGCGGTGACGCGCATGGCACGGCCAACGCCATCGCCGCAGAGCAAGGCCGGGTGAATTCCAACGCGGTGCGCAACCTTGTGGGTGCCGTGCAATGAGCATCCTCGATAACGTCATCACCGCCATCTTCAGCCCGCCACGGAAAATCGGCGCTATCGCCATCCAGTGCGCTATCGAGGAAAGCCATTATGACGAGCTGGTCATCACCGACCATCCCGTTGAGCAGGGGGCGGAGATTTCCGACCATGCTTTCAAGCGCCCTGCCGAAGTCGTCATCCGCGCCGGGTGGAGCAACAGCGGCATAAGGTCGATCATCACCGAGCTATCGCAGGCGGCTTCGCTCCTGAGCAACGCGGCCTTGAATTTCAGCGGTAGCACCTCGCCCTTCAATTACGCCGATGAGGTCTACCAGCAGCTCCTCACCTTGCAGGCCAGCCGCCAGCCGTTCCAGATCATCACGGGCAAGCGCAGCTACAGCAACATGCTGATACGGGCGCTTTCCGTGAACACCGACGAAAAGACCGCGCACTCGCTCATCTGCACCGCAGTTTGCCGCCAAGTCATCATCACCCAGACGCAGGCCGTCACCTTCACGCCCATGGAAAACCTCGCCTCGCCGCAGAAGACCGCGCAGACGGAAAACGCTGGCGTGAAGCAGCTCACCACCGGCAGCCCCTCGCCCGGAGGCTCCTCGCCGCCTTTCGGAAATTCCTTCTCGCTGGGCTGGGGGATCAACTGATGCCCGCAATCTACGAAATCCCCCTCACCCCCAACCCGCAGACGTTCACTGTCGCCATGGCCGGGAAAAACTACCAGCTCACCGTGCAATGGCGTGATGCCGTCGAAGGCGGGTGGGTTCTGGATATCGCCGACAGCTTGGGTAATCCGCTGGTGCAGGGCATCCCCCTCGTCACCGGGGCAGACCTGCTGGCGCAATTCGCCTATCTCGGCATCGCCGGCCAGCTCCGCGTGCAGACCGACAACGACCCCGACGCGGTGCCGGTTTTCGGCAACCTCGGCGCCACCAGCCATTTGTATTTCGTGATATGACAGCCCAGTATCTCCGCAAGGTTTCGCTCGTGGTCGGCAACGCCGAAGGCAAAGGGCTCGACCTATCCGGGCTGCAATTCCGGTTCGCCGTCCGGCGCGGCGACTTGCAGACCCCCAACTCGGTGGACATCCGGGTTTACAACGTGTCGAAGGAAACTGCCCGCCAGATCATGACCGGCAACGGGCAGGAAGGCGGCACCCCCGAATTCTCCCAGCTTCGGCTCTTGGCTGGCTATCAGGATTCCGACCAATACGGCCTGATCTTCCAAGGCCAGATCATGCAGGTGCGGCGCGGGCGGGAAAGTCAGGCGGATACCTTCATCGACATCCGGGCAGCCGACGGCGACGAGGCGTATAACTTTGCCGCGGGCTCAACCCCGCAGGATCACATAGACACCTTGGCCGCAGCCATGGCCATCCCCAAGGGATACACGCCGGAACTGCCCGCAACCGGATTGCCGCGTGGCAAGGTATTCTACGGCCTCGCCCGCGATTCCATGCGCGACGTGGCCAAGACCAATGACGTGAACTGGAGCATTCAGGACGGGCAAATCCAGCTCGCCCCCATCGCCAGCTTCGTGCCCGGAACCATCCCCGTGCTCACCTCCGCCACCGGCATGGTCGGCTGGCCGGAGCAGACCGCCAACGGCATCCACATCCGCTGCCTGCTGAACCCCAATATCAAGATCAGCAGCGTGGTGAAGATCGACAACGCCAGCGTTCTGGATTACCAGCTACCCATCGACGTGCTCACCGGCCAGATCGCCCGCGAAATCACCCCGCGCAAGGACTGGGACGGCTTCTATGTCGTCTATGTTGCCGAGCATTATGGCGACACACGCGGCAATGAGTGGTATACAGATTTAATATGCCTCGGTGCCGATCCGAGCGCGATACCGGAATTCATCACGGGGAAATCGACATCGCCCCCGCCAGCCGACGCGAAGGTAGTAAATCCTTATGGATAAGCGCGAAAGAAGCTGCACCGACGAGGAGAAAATCAGGCTGGCCTTCGACGCCATGCAGGCCGGGCTTTGGACCTCCATGCCCGGCACCATCCAGAGCTTCGACGAAGTGAATATGACATCGGTTGTGCAGCCCACGATCATGGGCCGCATTAGAGATAAGGTCGGGAAAATTATATACGTCCCGATGCCGCTACTGGTAGATTGCCCCACTCAATTTGTTGGAGGCGGCGGCTTCACCCAAACATTCCCCGTCAAAGAAGGCGATGAGTGCCTTGTGATCTTCGCCGACCGCTGTATTGATGCATGGTGGCAATCGGGCGGCATTCAGCAGCCGATGGAGCTGCGAATGCACGATCTATCCGATAGTTTTGTGATTCTCGGATTCCGCTCGAAGCCTCGCGTGCTAGCGAATATCAGCACCACATCAGTTCAGTTACGCAGCGACGACGGGGGAACCTTCTTCGAGGTGGCGGGCGGCGGCGTCGTTGCGGTGAAGGCTCCGACTAAAATCTTGCTCGATACGCCGCTGGTGGAAGTGCGGGGCATCGTCAACGTCATCAATGAAAATTCCGAGGTCGAGCCTTTCACGGTGAATGGCGACATCAATACGAACGGCAACGTCTTCGCCCAGCAGGATGTGAGGGCGGCGACGGTCAGCCTTCGCAACCACGTCCACCCGCAATCCGGCGGCGGCAACACAGGGGCACCAGTTCCATGAGATATCGCGAGCTTGATGCGAACGGCGACAGCACCTTTTGCAGCGGCCAAACCCGGTTTCTGGTGAACTCGCCCGAGGCAGTGGCGCAGGCGGTGAAAACGCGGCTGGCACTCATACAGGGCGAATGGTTCCTCGACCAGGCGGAAGGCGTGCCCTACGCCACGAAAATACTCGGCACCGGCACGCAGGCCACCCGCGACATAGCGGTGCAGAACACGATCCTGAACACGAAAGGCGTTAAGGCGATTACCGCCTATTCAAGCTCAGTCGAACCGAACACCCGGAAATTTTCAGTAAGCGAAACGCTCGATACCATTTACGGCGAAACATCCATCACGCAGGTTTTATGACAGCTCCCCTCCCGACGCTTGCCGCGACGATCACCGCCACCGGCATCACAGCGCCCACCTACGCGGATATTTACGCCTCGTTGCAGGCCAGCTTCCAGAGCATTTACGGCTCGGATGTGTATATCGACCCCGACAGCCAAGACGGGCAAATGCTGGCCGTATTCGCTCAGGCAATCAGCGATTGCAACAGCGCAACGATAGCGGCTTACAACGCCTTCAGCCCCGCGACGGCGCAGGGCGCTGGCCTGTCCAGCAACGTCAAGATCAACGGCCTCAAGCGGCTGGTGGCGAGCAACAGCACCGCAGACGTGACGATCATCGGGCAGGCGGGAACGGTCATCACCGGCGGCATCGTGAGCGATTCAAACTACAAGTGGAGCCTTCCCGCCACCGTCACCATCCCCATCGGCGGCTCCATCACCGTGACCGCCACCTGCCAGAGCTTGGGCGCGATCACCGCAGCGGCTTCTACCATCAACCGGATTTCCAGCCCCACGCGAGGCTGGCAGAGCGTGAATAACGCCACAGCCGCCACCCCCGGTGCCCCCGTGGAAACGGATGCAGCCTTGCGCCTTCGCCAATCGGTTTCGACCTCCCTGCCCGCGCAATCCATCGTCGGTGCCATCTTCGGGGCGCTGGCGAACCTGACCGGCGTTTTGCAACTGAAGCTCTACGAAAACGACACAGGAACCGTCGATGCAAACGGCCTTCCCGCGCACTCGATTTCGGCGGTAATCGAGGGCGGAGACGCCGCAGCCATCGCCCAGACCATCGAGCAGAAGAAAACGCCCGGAACCGCCACCTACGGCACCACCTCCGAAGTCGTCATCGACCCCGTGGGCATCCCCATTACCGTGAATTTCTTCCG